CGCTGGATCTCAAATATTACGACAGCAAGAATTAGACAAATTAGTGGGAGGAACTTAAAAAAGTTCATGCCTTACGCCCTCGGTGACGAGATCACCTGAATCTCTAGACCTGGATACAAAGCCTCAACAAGTTTCTTTTTCAATTTAAATACATCCGTCTGAATACCTTTGGTATCTTCGACGACTTCTTCGCCTTGTGCGTTTTTGTATCTGAAGTCTGCCTTATACAAACAGATCTTTTTACCTTCGACGAAACAAGGAAAAGGCGGATGCACCTCTATATTAGAGACAGCTCCAGCAGTTTCTAGTTCGCGTAAGAATTTGTATCTGGCTGCTTCTAGTTTGCTATCGAACACATAGCCGTCGAGTTTTACTTTGATTGCTCCGTATTTATTGTATGCCATAACTAAAAAGGTAGAGGGGTTAAGCCAGTGATCCATTCGTGGTCTTTGCATTCCTCTGCCTGCATTTTAACATTTAACATCCTTTGATCTTTGTTGCATCTCCAGGTGGCTCCGCTTGCCTCTATAATCGGTTGACTGTACTTGCAATTACGGCAGTTCTTTTCTGTTGGATACTCTCTTTGCATGTAAACATCACGCGAACCTTTGGGCATGTTCTTAATGCGCCAATCGGTTTCTGGTATCAAACTTTCTGGCGGTTGCTCTGCGGTAATGATTCGTCTAGCTTTCTCTACCATAGACTTATACATCTCCTCGTTTTTATCTATCACTTCTGTATAGATGTCAGAGTTGTTCTTGTTGTAGACCAAAGCTAAAGACTTATCTAAATTAAAAGCACCCATGTAACAATGTATCTGAGCTTCGTATTCCATAGACCAGCGCTCGTAACTTTTCTCAGATACTAAGTTGTTGAAACGCTTTTCATTTGCGGTTTTTATCTCAAGTATCATGGGCTGTTCTTCTTCAGGCATGCCTTTTACTACGCCGTCTATGTGGCCAGAGAAGTGATCGCCAAGCAAAGACGCGGTGTATTGATTCCCCCTTTTATCTTTCTCAAACACCTCAATGTCTTCTATTTTTTTTAAGTAATCAACTATCTGATCTTCTAGCAGATTACCTAGATCCAATATTCTAGAGATCCTGGGCTCAAAGTTTGTTGGTTCTAAACACCAACGAAAGTTTAACCACAACATCCTTTCATCTGGATTACCGATCTGACTCATACCAAGGTATGGTCTGCGCTTCTCTGGCTCTGACAGCATGACATGATCTATCATGTTATTGACTTCGCTCATAAGTAAACCTCTTTGTTAGCAGTAACTAATTTTTTTACATTAAAATACTTGCCTTCTTTCTTGACGCTAAGTGACTTCACATGATCCATAGCACCGTCGTTTATCTTAGCAACAGCGTCTTGAGATCTTCTGGGCACACCCCATTGCTTGGTGTTCACAATCCGACACCAATAGTTCTTAGCTAGTCCGTTCATCCTTGGGTGCTCAAACATCAATGGCATTGACCTGGGCAAAAAACTATCTTCTATCTGAAAGAAAACACGACAATAATCGTTACCGTTCTTAGACGTCGCTAAACTAGCGTTAACGCCAACTACGTTTTCTTCCTTGGCTTTCTGTCCAGGCTTCTCATCTGAGATTACAGCACCGCTTGCTGCCTTGGTTTGCTTGGCAACCTTTCTCTCTTCTATCGGAGCTAGATACTGAGCAAACATAGATACTGGGAACTCAGTCAAACACTCAACACACTTCTTAGCATGCGGTGGACTAATCGCTAAACACTCACCGCATATCTTTGGTCGTCTAACTTTTACTTCTTGATCTGGCTGAGCTGTATCGATACAGCCGTGACGCGCTATGTTCTCGCCGTAGTCTAATAATAAACAGTTGTCCTTGCCTGGATATAAACGCATGCCACGACCGCACATTTGGACGTATAAGCCCAAACTTTTAGTAGGCCTTAGCATCGCTATACAATCCGTTCTCGGAGCGTCCCAGCCCTCTGTAAGGACGCCTACGTTGCATATAGCGTTGATATCACCAGACTCAAACTGTTCTAATATAATCTTTCGTTCTTCTCCAGGCGTATCGCCTGTCAATAGTTTGGCTTTGATACCGTGATCCAGTAGGTGGTTTGTTAGTTTGGTTGCGTGCATAACCGATACACAGAAGAACACGCTTGCAGTTCTGCCTTTGGTAAAAGCTTTGTCTAGCCAATCGTTGATGATAGCTATCATGGTTCTGTCGTCCATGGCTAGTTTCTCTAGATCAGATTCTTTGTAATCGCCACCTTTGAATTTAAGTTTGGCTTTGCTTGCATCTATGATGGTGTCGTCAGCAACTTGATACGAAGTTATTCTAGCCAAGTAACCTTGCTCTATCAGATCTGGTATCTTTGCTTGGTAAGCAACGTCGTAAAAGAAATGATCTTTACGCTTGCCGTAGATGTAGCCTTGCCCCATGCGATACGGTGTTGCTGTGCATCCCATAACGCGCATGGCGTAATCGTCTGACAGCTCTGATATTATCTTTTGATAACGAGTCTGATCGTCTGGCGCTAGGTTGTGTGCTTCATCTATGATGGCGTAATCAAACTTGCCTACTTTCTTCAGCCTAGATCCTGACGCTATCGTGTCCCTGGATGCAACCAATATCTGAGAATCCGTCTCTTGTCTGCCAAGTCCAGCAGACAACACGCCAACTGGAGCATCAGGCCAGACATTCTTTATCTTGTTCTCAGCTTGCTCTATCAGTTCTTGTCTGTGTGCTAGAACTAAAAACCTAGCGTCTGGATACGTTTCTATCTGTCGCTTGATGACATTAGAAAAGATAACTGTTTTGCCAGATGCTGTTGGTAAATTTAGTAACGGTCTTCTATCAATAGACTCTGAATCAAACCAATTTATTAAAGAGGTTACGGCGTCTTCTTGATACGGTCTTAGCTTCATTAGTGTTTAAGTTCCATCTCCTCAGATTTTTCTTGTTCGTTCATCTCTACTTTTATGTTTCTCATCTCTTGTTCCCAACACATGGCTATCATGCCCGCTGCGGTCACAGGACAATCTGAGAAGTCATAGTTCAAAGATATAGCAAACCTGGTGATCGTGCTACAAAACTCTCCAGGATCGAAGTCCTCGCGTTTAGCAAACTCCTGAAGATCTTCGCTAAGTCTTCGTGCTAAATCTTTTTTAAATTCACTCATCTGTTAGCATCCTCGCGTTTACTATGGCCAGTTCAGCATCTTTAACCGCCTTAGTTAGCGTTGGGTTAAATAAAGAATCTTTGTTCTGCCATACTCTGTGCAGTTCACATATTACTTTTTCAGCGTTTGTGATTACGCTCTTGTCCTCCAAGGACAAAGTTTCCTTGTTTTGCATGTCGCCTCTCTGTTATTTCTCTCTGGTAGGCAGTTTGACGACATGCCTAGGTCGCCTTAGATGAGGGTTACTTCATCCAATCGTAATCTTTATCAGAAGTTTTAGACTCAGCTTTCTCCGCTGCCTCTACTTCTTTAGGATCTTGTTCTACGTCTGGCAGTTTATTGCCTTTCGTGACAAAGGTAGCAATCTTGTTGCTGTCAGCATAACCGTCTGTTCCAGGTTCTATTTTGATCTTTGCCAAGAATGGCTCGTTCATCATTTCATCTAAGGACTCACGATTAAAAGTTGCATCAGGATCTAAGCCAAGCGCTTTACGCCATGACTTAACTCGCCTAGCAGTTGTGGTTACTGCATTCCCTTCAACGGTAAAGTATTCCCATACCTTTCTGCCCGCATGCGATGGGCCTACAACATCGAACTCAACCTTAATAGATTGGTTCCCAGCTTTCGAAGTGTGTTGATTCCATTGATTAGCCACCATTTCATATTGCCCAGCAGGCATGGCAGAAAAATCATTGTCCTCTTCAACATTCGTCAGATCTATACTAAAGTCATCTGTCATTTTTTATATCCTCCAGGGCACAATCAGTGCACATAAGAAGTCCGTCGTGTTTTACTTCAGCGTCTTTTTCACCGCACTCGTCACACACAAAGATCTCCTCATGCACTTTTGGCACCCATTAAGTTATTGATTGATTTTTTATATTCGTCGATAAACGAATCCCATTTGAGTTCTATCTTGTCAGGAAGAGGAACTCGACTCTTCGCATCGAAAGCCGGGGAGAACTTGGTAAACAGCATGCGATCGCCCATGGCAAGCGCTCGCGTTTGTTCGTTAAAGCCTGACCCCGACTTAGTGACACGAATCTGATGATTTGCAAACAGATTGAAATCAACCCATTCTCTGATCTTGGATGCTACCTTCTTGTGAAGGTTTAGTTCCCATCGATCGTAAGGTTCTCTCTCTGGATCTGCAAATGTTCTGATAGCAACGTGAGACAGCAGTATCACGTTCATGTTCTTTTGGTCGTTTAAAACATCCAGGGCACGCAGAATCTTCTGAAAGCCCTCGGCTGTCATAGTGTACCCTTTACCATAGCCTATGTCTTCGATAGAACTTACGTTCTTCTGTCTGGCTACCTCTTCTTGGATCAGTTTCTCAGCCCAATCCGTGGTATCCAGGACAACAGTTTTAAAGTCGTGCTCTTCTTGCACGAGCTGTTTCAGCCTGTGCATGATGTCTTCAAACGATTCACACAAAGGAAACGAGGACGTGTTAACGTACCTCGTGCCTTCCTCCGTCTTGATAAATATTGGCTTTGGAGCTCCCGCTGCAAAGGTAGTCTTACCTATGCCGTCAGTTCCGCCTATGTTCATCTTCACTGGCCCAGGATTCATGCCAGTTTGCACCTCATCTAATATACTCATTTCTTCCTCTTCTCTAAAAAGTTAACGTAAGGACGATCAGATATCTCTGTCGTCAACGCTTGTGATAATTTTTGATAGTGACTAGGAAAGTTCTCAGCTAAAAGCGTCGTGTCTTTTTTGCTTTCCTTGTACTCTATATTGAAGGGAAATAAATTCTGAGGAATGGATCCCTCTGAATGTATCTTACCCACCAAGTCTTGATCCCAGGATCTTTTGACGCGGTAATCTACTTTAATATCGAAATCGTATTCATCTAAGGACACGCGAGCAGCACCGCCTGTGTTGCTCATTTGGATTACTTTATCTTTAATCTTAGGATGTCTTGCAATAGCTATGTCTAGCTCTTTGCTTTCCTCACGCAATCTAGCCTGCAAAGCAAGATTGTTTTGTTTTCTGCTCAAGAGTTCCGCGAGGTCGTCAAACTCTCTGTCTGTTTCAGCCATACTATTTTCTCCTTTATGGTGTTGAGGGTTGTAGGATTTTCTATGAAAAAATTATGAAATAAAACGAGATACAACCCTCAACAGAATCTAATTTATAGTTTTTAAAACTTTCTGTCAATAACTATTTTACTTTTTGTAATATTTATTTTAAAGTACCTATTATGAATTTATCCGAATATATTACCAAACGTGGAGAAGAACCTCTAGCAAAAGAACTAGATGTATCGGTAGCGACTGTTCAGTCCTGGCGATACGGAAGAAGGCAACCAACAGTGAGAATAGCAAAACAACTCATGATTATGACGAAAGGAGTCTTGAGTTGGGAAGATATCTATGGACCTGTGGAAGAAAATGCCTCTGCTTCTTAACGAAAATAAAATCCAAGAAAACATTTCCGATGAGTCAAAGCAGGAGATGCTTTGGTCTTTTTGGGAAGAAGGATTCCACTTGATACCTTGTGGATCTCGCAACGAAATCATTCCAGAATACTTTCGCAAACGCCATCCGTTTGAGAGCGATGAGGTTCTGGCTGCTAAGTGGGCGAAGACACCAAGGGTCAAGTGGGAGACTTATCAAAGACGACAACCAACACAAGACGAATTGAGAGAGTGGTTGACTCGCTATCCAGGCGCAAACTGGGCAGCCATAACAGGCATAACGTTTGTAGTTCTGGACTGCGATAGCCAAGAGGCGGTCGAGTTCGTAGAATCTGGGCAATTGACTCGATCGCCTTTAAAACAAAGGACTCCAAGGGGTGGCTATCATTATTTTTATCAAGTCAACGAAGGTCTCAACGTCAGAAACACGACGGGCAAACTGGACGTAAGAGGCGAAGGTGGCTACGTCATGGTGTCGCCGTCAAGAAACTACGGCTTCGAAACACCTGAAGGCGCACACATAAGAGATGTCGATGATTTGCCCATGCTCAACATGAACGACTTGAACACGATCCATGAGTTCAATCAGTCTGGAAAAGTACAACCGATCGGGGATGCCAAGAAGATTACACTGGATCCAGTCGGTGTTGGTCAACGTAACGACACGCTCGCTCGCCTGGTAGGCAAATGGATCCGTGAAGGCTGGGGTTATCGTGAGGTGTTGATCAAAGCGTTTGACTGGAATCAAACATTGCAACCGCCGTTGCCTCTGCCAGAAGTATTGCAGACGGTCATGTCGATCACTCAAGGACACGTCAAGCGTAACCCAGAAGATACTGAAGCGGGCATCATGTCTTGGAAGACTAGCGAATGGCAAATAGATCTCGGCGAAGAACTGAAAGAGATACTGGATCAAGAGGATCCAATCGTCGTACAAAAAGAACAAGACAATAAAGAAGACCCACTAGGCCTGAAAGCTTACAACGATGAGTTTTGGACAGGCATTGAGTCTGGAACTATCGAACAATATTGGGGTGACTGTTTTATCTTTGAGCAATCCAGGTGTTTGTTGATCGGTAAACCAAAGATTGGTAAGTCGCACTGGCTCGGTGCTTTTGCAGCAGCAGCAACCACTGGGCAGAAGTTCATGGGCATGCCGTTTACGAAACCGTGTAAGGTCATGTGGCTCCAAGCAGAGATCATCCAGGAGTTTTTGAAAAACAGAATCGACACTTACTATCAGCCCTACGCACACGATCCAGACTTGATGGCGTTGGGGCACGCCAACTTGATACCCACGGGCAGACTCAGAAAGAACATCATGCGTGACAAAGACATCAACGCGATTGCTGAAAGCATAGACTATCATCAGCCTGACATTGTGATGATTGACCCTATCATTAACTTCTTCGACGGAGAAGAGAACAGCAACCAAGAGATCCATAGCTTGTTGTCTAGAATAGATCGGTTGATCGAATTGTTTGGTGTCGCGGTTATCATCGCGCATCACACGGGCAAGGAACGAGCTGACGATGCTTCGTTCATGTCAGCGCGTGGTGGTTCAGCGTTTGCTGGGTGGATGGACTCTGGTATCAAGCTCATGGGACAAAGACCGAACGTGACTATGTTCTACGAGGCAAGAAATGCAAGAGAACCTGAAACGCATTTGGCTCGGTTCGATTTTGAAAAAGGGTTCTGGGATACGGTTGACTTTGATCAAGGCCCAGATGAAGTAGAGATTGCACAGAAAGTCGCTGATGCTATGGACAGAACGAAGTTCTACACACGACAGGATCTAGAGATGTTAGCTCGGGAAGCACTCAAGGCAAACAATTTGCCGAGCGGAGAGAGGGCAGCTCGTTACGCGGTCAGTCATGTGCAGAAATATTTGGGCGATGTGGTCAAGACGAAAGCTATTCCAGGCAAGCAGACTTGGCACTATCGATTTGATAATCAAGGGCGTAAGCCTTGGGAGGATTGATGAAGAGAAAGAAAAACGAAGATAGATTGAGTGGCGGTTTCTATCAAGCTCACGGTTTCTTAGACTTTGACATGAAAACGCACAATCAAAACACGGGTCCTTTGGAAGATATTAATTTATTGGGAATAAATTTACCTGGAGTCTTGCGATACTCGAACGAAATGGATGAAGTTGCAAAAAGACATTTGAATATTTATGCAGATATCTGTGCAAAAGAATACGATTCTTGGATGGATTGTCTCAAGTTTCAGTTTGAAGCTTCTTTGTTGCACGAGATACTACCTCCCAAACAAATTTTAAACGATTTCTTTGGCGACCTACACATACGGGTACCGCACGAAAAAACTTTGCTTGTGTGTAATCATCCATCGACTACTACAGTTATGTCTGTTGAAGAGGTTGCAACAAATAAATTTATTAAACAGATTAAAAATGCAACAAGCCAGAACGGTTTCATAGTAACTAACCTGGAGGTACGAAAGATCATAAAACAAATAAGAGATTGGAAAGTTGATTCTGTTTTGCTTTGTAGATTGACTTTCGCTCACAAGCTAACCGAAAAAGAAATTTATAAACCGAAAAGATTTAAGAAAAAAACTTTGGAAACTATAACTAGACCGACCTCCGTGCATTACCCCATGACAATTATCTACCCTTGCGGTTTGAGCATAAAAGAAACTGAGCCCCCTAATTTTAAAAAAGATTACGGCTTGTACCCAATAATTTTTGACGATGTTAAAGAGTTAAGAAAAGATGAGGACAACGGTTTGTTTCAAGCTATAAATTTTCCTTACTCTACTAAACCCATAGAAGGTCACTATCTGCAATGGGATCATACAGAAGAAGAAACTATCAAAGATAAATTTTGGAAGCTGATGAACAAGCGATGGAACATAGATGAAAAAGATAACTACTTTGATATCAGAGCAACTCTATGCAGAGCAGCATTGCAAACTCTGGTGCATATATCCGTATTAACTCACCCAGATTTTAAGCAGTTCTGCGTGAACATGTTAAAAAAAGATGGCCTACAACCGAACAAGCACCCGTATAACTCAAAGAATCCGTACAACAAACGACCTGGTTTCAAGCCCGCTTTTGAACACTACATGGTTACAATAAACATCCCAGACGAAGTAAACAGTGAGGAAAACTCATCGGTAAACAAAAAAAGATATCATCTTGTCAGAGGTCATTTGATGAGATCTCACAGCGATAATTCAGTTGATGGTTTTGTTTGGCGCAAATCTCACTGGCGTGGCAACAAAGAGCTGGGCACTGTAACTAAAGATTACACTATGAACATAGACGAAAGAATAAACGAGCAAAGACATGAAGCTTGACTACATATCGTTGAAAGAAGCTTGTATCGATACGTTCTTGGGACTGCCGATCAATTGGTTCTTGTCGTACGCGGTACTAGCAACGATGCTGTTCTTTGCGTTTGACAATGCGTTTATTATCTCGGCTACGCAAGTGGCTGTGCTCACGGTTTTTGCTATCGTTCGCAAGTATCTCATCAGAACTCACTACAAGAAAATTAACGAAAAAACGGTTGTGCAACGATGATTAGCGATTTTGCACAGCGTCTGAAAAAAGTCAATAAAATCAATAGGTTTTTGATTGTGCAGTTGTGCAGTTGCACATGCGTGCACATGCGCACAGCGTGCTCTGAAAGCCTTATGTTTATTGGGGTGTGCAGTTGTGCAGTTGTGCACTTCTATAAGAAGGGGAATAGTGGGTATGTAAAACCCACATCCCACCCCACCTTTTACCCACTTAGAATAGAATAAAAAACGGAGAAAAATATGCCAGTTAAATTTAAACAATCGATAAAAGAAACTATCAAGGATGCCAACGGTAGGCCTACGAATATGTGGAAGTGGAAACATTTTTATTTGAAAGAAGCAAAGACTGAAGACATAATCAAGGAGATCAAAGACGGCAAGAAGAAACATAGAAACAAGTTGATGAATGAATTGAATCGCAGAGGTGTGAAACTAGATGGCTGACAAGAGAAAGAAGTTGACCAAGATGCAAGAGGTGTTTGTGAATCTGATGGTGTACCAGGATCTCACGCAAACGGATTGCGCTCATAGAGCTGGGTTCAAGAATCCAGAAGTCATTGCTAGCCGGATGATGAACAGTCCTGAGTACGAACATGTGCAAGAAAGAATTAGGCATATGAAAGCGTTGCAACGGAAGAAGTACGATATTACGTTTGAGAATGTGGCAAGTAAGTTAGCAACAATTAGAGATGCTGCTGCGAGCGATGGATCCTACGGGCCTGCGGTAAATGCAGAGATTGCAAGAGCGAAGCTCGGTGGACTCATGGTGGATAGGAAAGAGGTGCGATTTGGGAAGATTGATAGCATGAGTCGTGAACAGCTCGAACAAAGATTGAATGAACTTCTGGAACAAAACCAAGTGAAAGTTATTAACGGCGAAGCGGTTAGGATTGATCAGCCAGAAGAAGATGATGATTCAGAAGAATCAGGCCAGTAAGCCTTTGAATCTGCCTTCTTTTGTCCATTGCAATACTGTCTTAGCTTTCAGCACAGGATCTGCGATTGAATAACGCATGACGATTTCGTCTTCGTTGTTGAAGCCGACAAAGGAATTGCCTTGTTGGTAAATGCTAATTATGTTTGTGTTGTTTTTCATAAGTCCTCCCATTTTTTTGGATCCTTTTCTCTTAGTTTAAAAAATCTGTTTAGATTGCTTTTCTTTTTGTTGACGATAACTCTCAAGTCTTTTTCAAAATCATAGAAAGTTTCAAAGAATTCGTCCTCTGGATTGTACTGAAACACTTGAACGTAATCTTCTGCGCATCCAGGCGAATGCTCAACGTAGACTGTAAGATTGCCTACGGTTATGTAAGCGGAGTCTTTTGATCTTCTGTCTATTTTTATGGTCATAGATTCTCCATGTTGTTAAGTATGTGGGCGATTACATCGACTGTCCAACCGTTGCCTAACATCTTGTATCTCTGGGTGTTGGATACATGATTGGTGTAGTTGTCTGGCACGGTTTGTAATCTCTCGCATTCAAGCGGTGTGAGTTTACGCCAATGTAATTCGTTTTCTACAACAACGCTATCTTTGTAAACTGTTGTTATAGCATTCGATTTTCTGTCTTGGCGAAGTTCTAACATTTGATTTGTTTTGTTTGCGACTGAATCACCATTTCTGTCCATTCTTTTGCCCTTGTCATCGTAAGCTCTGCCACGAAAAGCACCACCACTTACAACTTTAGGTTCTCGATTGCCACCACCCATGGTGTTAAGCGTAGGTGATTTACCATCTGGTGAATAAACTCGTTTGAGTATATCGTGACCATTGATATCAGAGGCTATACCGACTTGCTTTGGTTTGGTTTCTATGTAACTCCCATCTGTGGGTTCTTTGTGATATCCAGCTATGATTGTGCCTATCTTTGGCGAGTCCTCGTTGTAGAAAAAACCTTTACCTCTGGCCTGGTTTAAAACTCTATCGACTTTGGCTGGCGCTAAATTAAAACTATCCCCAGGATCTTCTTCCAATACATCTCGTAAGACTATGCCTCTGTTCTCTGGTTGTGTGATGTTAGGTATGTTTGTCCAATAGTAGCGTTCTCTGGATTGTGCGGATACTAGACTGGAGTTGATGAGTATGGGTTCAATGCGACCACCAAAGAGATCGTGTCCTTGAAACTCTGGATAACAAGACGATACTTGTTCGGTAATGACTTCAAGAAACTCTTTCTTCATGCGTACGTTTTCAAGCAAGAAATATTTTGGTTTGATCGCTTTGAGCAGACGAATGAATTCAAAGAACAAAGCAGAACGAGGATCGTCAAAGGCGAGCTGATTACCAGCAAAACTAAACCCTTGGCACGGCGAACCCGCTAGGATTAGATCCACATCTTGAAAGTCATCTGCGTTTAGTTGGGTAACATCGCCAACATGAATGGTATCTGGGTAGTTTTTTTGTGCGACTTCAATTGCGTATTTGTCTATCTCACTTGCGTAGTAGGTATCAACTGCGATTCCTAATCGATCAAGTGCGATTCTGCCACAGCTCATGCCATCAAATAGACTTAATACTTTCATGCTATGTTGTCTGTTAAATCGACAATCCTAAGTTCCATGAAAGCGATTAGCGTTTCGTTGACGAGTGCGAGTTCCTCATGACTGGCCTGGATAAGTTCTGCGTCTGGCTCTTTGAGCTTTTTCTCGTCATCAATTCTTTCTTCTAAGTTTCTGCGAAGCCCAACCAAAAGTTGAACGATTAATGCGGTTTGATCTTTGGTCATTAGTCCTCCTCTGCTTGATAATCAGTCCAATCATCTAAATAGGTGTGAAAGTTCCAACCTTCATCAGTTCCTTCGGCTATTTTTTCAGCCTCTTTTTTTGAGGTTGCTTCAATTGTAATTTCATATACCCCTTGTTGTATTGCTGTCACTCTATATGTTTTTTTCATGCGTCCTCCTCTTTGATGGCGGTTATATCATCTTTGTCAAAAGGTATCTCACTCCACTCTCCATTTCTACAAATATGTATCGTAGTGTTATCAATTTCATCTTCTTCGACACATATTCCATCAATAGCGATAATATAAGTTTTACTCATGCGTCCTCCTCTGGTAAATTAATTGGAACAACCTCTCCACGATCAAGCCAACCAGATTCTTCCCAACCATCTAAATCCAAAGAAGCGTCATACGCTATTTCTTCTGCCTCTTCTAAACTGTTTGCCTCTACTTCTGTTACTAATTCTTCAGTTATCATCATCGCAAATTTATATTTTTTCATGCGTCCTCCTTTACCAAATCTCATGACCAAGTGCAGTTTTTACTTCTGCGTTTTCGTCAATCACATAAGAAACTTCACTATTTTTTGAGATGGGTATGTATTCTTCTTTTGAATCATTAGGACATGAGAAATCTATGAGGTCGCCTACATTTGCTTGTTTTAAAAAGTCATGAAGGTTATCTTCTTTAATGTTATCTGGAACAGAAACCCAAGTTTCGTAAGTTTCTGTGACAATCACTTTGTAATTTTTCATTCTTTTCATGCGTCCTCCTTTACCTTGACAGATTCTATTTCAAAGTCTGCTCTAGTATTCTCTACTTCTTGCTGTTCTTCATCTTGCAATTCGGCTTCTGAGCTTTGACTTTCTACTAATCTTTGCGCTTCTTTTTGCGTGTTAGCTTTTACTTTCCAAGTTTCTTTATACCAAATTTCATTTAAGGCATAAGCTTCTACTATGTATGTTTTCATTTATTCTCCTAAAGTTTGTTAAATAAAATACTATTATACATTATGTATAGTGTATATCAATGTGCGTATGTGCGAATTTTTTAGCCAGATAAATGCCCCAGGCCTTGTGAGCCTGGGGACTTCCCACTTTAGGAGAAATAAAGTTTGGGGTCGAGAGAGTCGACAGAAAGAGTATAAGTCAGTTGTGCGTCTTTTACCAAGTGCGAATGTGCGAACTGGCGTAAAAATTTTTTGCATAGAACAAAAAACTCCAGGATCTGAAAAAATCCTGGAGCTTACGTTATTCTAATTCCTCTATTGCCTTTTCGACTATTAATTTATATTCTTGATCTAACCTCATCATATCTACATCTTCCCAATCATCGCTTAGATTTCCTCCCTCATTTCTATCTCTTGAAAAATAAAACTGATTGAATTCTCCTACTTCTTGATAAAGAAGATTATTTGTTTCATCTCTAGTAAATGCAAATTTTCCCACTTCACTATTTATTATAATTATTTTATTTGCTTCCATTATCCTAATTCCTCCTCGTCCCAATCAAATTTCCAACCAAAAACAAGACATAATTTTTGATAAGTTTCTTTTCCGCTTGTGGTCATTGATTGATAATCCCAACCTAAATCGTCAATTAAATTTGCAATTTGTTGATACTTCTTGACCCCTATTTTTGAGATAAGTTCTTTTTTATTTTTGTTCATTATTTTCTCCAAGTGGTTAATAAAATAATACTATACAATTTGTAACAAAACAATACTACATGGTATAATTAGTTATTGATAGAGGGAACTTATTTACTGGGCTAAGTTCTTAATTTAGAAAAGGCGATAACATTCTTCCTCTATTTTCGATTAACCCAAAACTTTAGGAGTAAACAATGGGCGACAGAGCAAATATAACTATGACACTTGATAAGCGTCTTGACGAAATGACAGAAGAGGAAAAAGATAATTGCCCTTCTATCTATGTGCATTGGCATGGCAATCCCGATACTGTGCAAATGTTTTTAGACGAAACCAAGGAAGTCATGAAAGGTAGAAAAGGCGATAGAGATTATTCTTTCGCTAGACTTTGCCAAGTAATAGGAAACCATATAGAGGGTAATTTATCTTTTGGCGTAGGCACTCGCAGAAGTGTCTCTTGTGCCGATTGGGATAACGGTACTTATTGGATTGATAACCATCTCAACATAGTTGGCAGAGAAAATTCTTCTCTTGAAGAATACAAAGCCAACACACAATAGGAGGTAATAATGGGAATGGACGTATACGGAAGTCTTCCAGAAAACAAAACTGGAGAATATTTTAGGGCTAGCGTTTGGACGTGGCGACCTCTTTGGGAGTACACTATTGCAGTAGATAAAGCT